TGTTCAAACTGCAGTATTTGAACAAAATAGTTTTGTTTATCAAACTATAGGTTTAGGTGTTACTGCTGTTGGTAGGGTTGTTTCTTATGACCCCCAAACTGGAGTTTTAAAACTATGGCAAGATAGAACTTTTGCTGGTTTTAGTACAAGTGGATCTAGAACTACAAATCCACCATATGGATTTGTATTAAATTCATTCACATCAACACCAGATATTGGAGGAAGCTTAACAATTACTGGCGGTTCAATTAATTTAGACATTGATACTGGATTCAGTGGTATATCAACTACAATAAATAATGCAGGTAATTTCAAAACTTACTATCTGGGACAAACTTTTGTCGATGGAATAGCAAATCCAGAAGTACAAAAATATTCTGGAACAACATTATATGTTGATAATAGACCAGCGATCACCAGATCAAAGTCACAAAAAGAAGATATCAAAGTCATTTTGCAGTTCTAAAAAATCATGCCCCAAGAAACTAATTTAAATATTTCTCCATATTTTGACGATTTTGATCCAAATAAGAATTTTTATAAGGTTCTTTTCAAGCCAGGTTATCCAGTTCAAGCAAGAGAACTAACTGGATTACAGTCAATTCTGCAAAATCAGATTGAACAGTTTGGAAATCATGTATTTAAAGAAGGTTCTGTAGTAATTCCTGGCCAAATAAATTATAATAATCAATTTTTTGCAGTTGAAGTTGAAGATTCTTATGCAGGAATATCTCTTTCATACTATTTGGACGATTTAGTAGGAAAGACAATTAAAGGGGCTACGTCTAACGTTCAAGCAAAAATTATAAAAGTACTTGACACTTCTTTTTCTGAGAGATCATATATTACACTTTATCTTTCTTATCAGGGAGCTGGGGTAGATAATCAGGCAGTTTTTTCTGATGCAGAAACTCTTTTACTTGAAGAAAACTTAGTTAAGGGACAATTTGTTATTCAGAGTGGAGAGGGATTTGCAAATACTGCAGGAGTTAGTGCAACTTCAATAGGTTCTGCTGTCATTCTTTCTGAGGGTGTTTATTTTATTAGAGGAACTTTTGTAAATGTTGACAGTCAAACTTTAATTTTAGACGCACATTCAAATTTCCCATCATATAAAGTAGGTTTTGATATAGTTGAAGAAGTTATATCTGCAGATGATGATCCTACACTATATGATAATGCAAGAGGTTTTGCAAATTATGCAGCTTCTGGTGCAGATAGATTTAGAATAAGAGCAATATTATCCAAAAAACCACTTAATAGTTCTGATAATCAGAGTTTTATTAGCCTCTTAGAAATAAGGGAAGGTATTTTAATATCTGGTAAGAAAAAGGAATCAACATATAATATTCTGCAAGATGAAATTGCAAGAAGAACTTATGATGAATCAGGAGATTATTATGTAAGACCTTTCTCAATAACAGCAAAAGAGTCTTTAAATAACAATCTTGGGAATAATGGAGTATTTAACAGTAATCAATTAACATACTCAAATAATGTTCCAAGTAATTCTTTGGGCGTATATAAAATTTCTCCTGGAAAAGCATATGTACAAGGATATGAGGTAGAAACTTTATCTACAACATATATTGATTTTGAAAAACCAAGAACCACAAATACTAATCTTAATCAAGAAATTGTATATCAAACTGGATCAACGTATACTTTGAATAGGGTATATGGATCTCCATCTATTAACTTAGCCGCACCATTTACGGTAAGTTTAAGAGATTCTAGAATTGGAGGAATTCATACAACATCTGCAGGAAAGGAAATTGGTCTAGCAAGAGTATATGACTTTTCGTTAGAATCTGGTTCTTATCTAGCAGCAGATCCAAATTCAAATCAATGGGATATTTCTTTATTCGATATTCAAACATATACTGAAATTTCATTAAATGAACCTATAACACTAACTACCCCCAAATTCATTAAAGGGAAGTCTAGCGGGGCGACAGGATACCTTAGAACAAACGTTAGTAACTCTAAGTTACTAACGTTGTATGGAACAAAAGGTACGTTCTCAAAAGGAGAAAAATTTGTTTTCAATGGTACAGAAACAGATAGTAGAGTTGCTATAGCAGTTACTCAATATAATGTTGACGATGTTCAGTCCATCTCTAATGTAGGCACATCATCGACTATTTTTAATGCAGATATTATTCCCGATGTTAAGCAATTTTTTGGAGATGTACTTATAACTCAAGAAAGAAATAATGGTAGTGGAGTAGGAATTTCGACAGTTAGAGTAACAGATAGTCAAGATATTATATTTACAAATATTGTAAAACCTGGAAATTTAGTTTCATATACTAAAGTTGGACACACTGCTCAAACTTTATCTAAAGTACTTACAGTAAACGAAAAAGAAATTATAGTCGCTGGTATAACTACAGTGACAAATATTTGTGATGGTGGATTGCCACAGTCACAAATGGATATTAAGGATTTTGCTCTACTCTCCTCAAGATTCTTACCTTCTGGAGATAATACTTTATATACAAACCTTCCGCGACCATTTATAGCTAACGTAGATTTAACAGAATCAAATCTAACAGTTAGAAAAGAATTCCCAATTACAATCAGTGCAAATCAAACCAATACAATTACAGCAGGAGATAATGAAACATTCCTACCTTTTGATGAGGAAAGATATGTTTTAACAACTTCTTCTGGTCAATTTGAAGTCCTAACCCCAGATAGATTTGTCTTTGAAAGTGGACAAAAACAATTAACTATAGTTGGTCTAGCAAATACTAGTGCTTCAAATTGCAGATTAATTGCTACTTTGAGAAAAATTAATGTTACCAGCAAGACAAAATCTAAAAAAAGAATTAACAGTCTTGTATTTGATAGATCTAGAGATATCTCATCTGGAATAGGAACCACAACTCTTAATGATGGTCTTTCATATGGTACAAGTTATCCATACGGAACTCGAATTCAGGATGAAGATCTTTGCCTATTAGTTCCAGATGTAACAAAGGTATACTCTATTTTAGAATCAACAAATACAAATGATCCTATTTTACCTACAATAATCCTATCAAATCTTAGTGGATCTTCAGCAACAACTCAGGAACTTATAGTTGGAGAAGAATTTATAGGAGAAATAAGTGGAGCTGTTGGAGTTGTTGTTTCTAAGATTGATGACGTTAGAGTAGAGTTTAGTTATCTAAATGAAAATATACTACAAGAATTAGAACCAATAAGATTTAAAGAATCTGGAGTAACTGCAGTATCTCAAGCAGTAAACGCTGGTAGTAGAAATATTATTGCTAATTTCTCATTCGATTATGGACAAAGAGATACTTTATATGATTATACATCTTTAAGGAGAAATGCAAATTCTCCAGAACCAAAAGGAAAACTGAGGGTAATTTATGAGACTGCAGAATTCTCACCTTCAGATACTGGTGATATTGTAACTGCAAACTCTTACAGTCAGTTTGATTATTGTACAATTACATTTGCGAAAGAAACTGTAAACAATGCAGATATTATTGATGGACGTTTAAGAGTAAAACCATTCGATATTAATATTACTGATAGATCTCCATTTGAATTTTTAGGAAGATCATTTAATGAAATAAACAATTGCACCAAGCACGTTTTAGCAAGTGATGAATCATTTGTCGCATCATATTCATATTATTTACCAAGAATTGATAAAATATATCTAACAAAAGATGGTGTTTTCCAATTAAATAAAGGAACTCCAGCGGAGATGCCTGAAGAACCAGCATCTGTAGATGGAGCAATGGAAGTTGCAACCATTTCAATTCAACCATATCTCTGCGATGCATCTAGAGTTTCAATTGATCTAACCGATCATAAACGCTTTAGAATGAGAGATATTGCAAAACTTGAAGAAAGAGTAAGAAATCTTGAAAAATATACTTCACTAAACTTACTTGAGTCTGCAACTGAAAATCTTAAGATTAAGGATTCTAACGGTCTTGATAGATTTAAGTCTGGATTCTTTGTAGATGATTTTACAACAACAAGTTCTCAAAATAAGAGTACTATTGTAAAAAATAGTATCGATACTAAAAATTCCGAGTTGAGACCAGCACCATATACTACACAGATTGACCTCATTATTGGATCAAAATCTTTAGTTGGAATTGGTTCAACCCTAAATCCACTTGCAGATGCTCAATATGTAACAGATCTCATTGGCAATGGATCTAAGAGAACAGGTCAACTTATATCTCTTGACTATGAAGATGTTGTTAAAGTTGAAAATCCATATGCAACGAGAACAGAAAATATAACTCCGTTCCTTGTAGTTTCATATACTGGTACAATAATACTATTCCCATCATCAGATACTTGGGTAGATCAAGTTAGAGTTGATGCCAAGAATGTTGAGATTGATAATTTTACCCAGACACAGCAACAACTTATTGCTCAGGGTTGGGACCCTCAAACTGGATTAAGTCCAGTAAGTTGGGGAGCATGGGAAACAACTTGGACTGGAGAAACAACTACAACTACGGTTAGCAGTCGTCGTTATTATGGAGGACGTTGGTGGTGGGGCAGTAAGTGGTGGAATAGAGGTTATTATGGATGGAATTGGAATAGATTCCCATACTATAATGGTTATTGGGGACATTATTATGGTTGGCATGGTTGGAATTATAACAGATACTATTGGGGATATCCTTGGTATGGTGGATATTGGGGACGTGTTGCAACTCAGGTTGCAACAACAACTACAAAGACAGGTACTTCAACAAGAACAGGTACTCAG